GGCCGTCGCGACCATCAGCTGCGACGGCCCGCGGGAAGCGGACTGGCCGTTGTTGATCGCGGCCGCCATGTTGACCCACAGGGTGTTACCCGAGCCGGTGATATTGTCGAACGTCTCGGGCGCGCGGTTGGCGCGGGTCAGCGTGATCTTCCACGAGCTGGGCGCGGTGCCCGCGGCGATCGCCCAACCGTCGCCGTTGGCGCCGGAGCCCGTGTACTTCGAGGTCAGCGTCAGGCAGTTGGTCTGAATCGTGGCGATGGCGGCGGCATCCGTGCCGTCGGTCACGCGCACAACGCGGAAGTTGTTGGCGCCGAGCTGCTGCGCGATCGCCACCAGAGTGCCGGCGTCGTACTTGCGGTTCTGGATCGGACCGAACTGCAGTGTGTAGTCGGCCAGACTGCCGACCAGCGTCGGGCTGTTCTTCGGACCCCAGGTCGCGGTGCCGACGATGCCGACGATATTCGACGGCACGCCGTTCAGCGCCACGGAAGGCGGCGGCTGGACGTTGACGATGAGATCGGGGACGGTCAGCGCCGAGGGGTTGACGCCGCCCTGGTTGAAGATGGTCATTGCGCTGCCTTCCTCTTGGGTTCGGTTGCGGAATTTTCGTCCGAGACGGGGACGACTTTCTCGGGATGCTCGGCCAGCGCCTTTGCGCAGGCCTCGCCATCGGTGAGTTGTGCGCCAACGGCGTAATCGCCGAAGGCAGTGGTGACGACGAGCTTCATGGCTCTCCTCAGCTGTAGAGCGTGACGGTGGGTGCCGGCGTGCCGTCCGGCGTCAGGCCAGTTTCAACGCTGGTTTGAACGATCTGCTCGGCCGTGAGCGTGTCGGTGGTGCCGTACTCGACCGAGAAGATCAGATCCCGGCGGAAGATGCCCTGCTTTTGGTCGAAGTCGACGAATGGCGAACCGCGATAGATCAGGCGTCCCTTACTGCCGTCGGGCAGATCGATGAAGGCCTGGGCGCGCAGCTTCGGATCCACATACTTGGTGACGGTATCGCGGCCGTCGGGCTTCGGCGCCCATACCGTGATCTGGAATTCACGGTCCTGGCGACCAAGTTCTCGCTCGGCCGTTCCGGTGACGCCGACGCGCGCCGCGAGGATCAGATAGGCGCCCGGTAGCGTGATTGTGGTGCCGCTGACTGTCGTGCCTGGAAAGACGTCGGCGATCACCGCGCCCAGCCCGGCCGCTACCTGGGCCGCCGTCTGCCCAGCCTGGGCGGCATATAGGCACGGCACCTTGCCGATCAGCACGTAGAGGTTTTGGGCCATGAACGGGTTCGGCGCGGCCCCGCCCACCGTAATCACCTGCCCGGCGACGGACAGGCTATAGGTACCCTCTGGGACGTCTATTTCCTCGTAGTCGAAGGAGTAGCGGGTGGTGTCGCGCTCGGTCGGACGAACGTAGATCGATACCACCGTGATGCCCGCCTTCAGGTTCTTGTCGAGGCTCTGCGGGCTCGGCCACCCCTTCATTACCAATACAGGAATGCCGCAAGCGGAGGCCTGCAAAGGGACGGTCGGTGCTACCGGATACAGGATCGCGGCGACTGCCGTCTTGAGCGCCTCCTGCACGTCTGAAAGGTCAGCCATTGTCGACCTCACTAAACTCGACAGCGTCCAATTCCACAGCAGCGATGCGGCGCCTTTCTTCGGAGGTTTGCACATCACCGATGTTGGCGTAGCGCAGCGCGTCGACCAGGCCAGCGATGGCAAGAAGCAGATGGCGCAAGTTTTCTGGCGTTAGCTTCGCTTCCAGCATGTCACGCCTCCAGCCGTTCGACGTGGAAGCAGCCGCCGAGGGAATTGGTGTAATCGGCGATGACCTGGAAGCGCCGGCCCAAGTCATCAACAAAAATGTCCCGGTTAATCACGATGCCGTCGGCGAGGGCGCGCGGCGGTGTCATGACCTGCCATGCGTTATTGCCGCCATCGGCGGGAAGCCCGACCGGATTCTTCCCGCCCGCCCGCTTGGCTTGGATATTGGCGGGGATGTCGGCCACAACGAGGGTTTCGGCCTCAGCAGTGTCCGCCGCATAGTCATCCATCGCACCGACGCCGTCCTGGGCGGCCGGACGCATCACCTTGACGGTGCGCGGGTATAGGAACGACATCGTGTCGGGCCCCAAAACTAGAAGTGCAGTTTGAGGCGGTACGGTTCCAGGAGGTTCCTGGTGTCACCGTCCATGTTCGACTGGGCCCATCGCTCGAGCCGGGTGTCCCCAGCCTGTGCGATTTTGAACGCCGGGCTGACGTCTCCGAAGCGCTGCAGCGTGGCGATCATGTTCGCCGTGGCCTGCTTGACGACGGAAGGAATGGATGTGCTCGGAAATCCCGCGACGTAGCGCACGCGGATTTCGGAGTAATAGGCCAACAGCATGCCCGCCGGCACCCAGATTTCACCCGTGGCAACGCTGACGCTGGCCTGGGTCACGTCCCATGGCACCCACTGCGGCGGGCCGCCGAAGGTCTGCAGCGCTGCGAGCAAGTTCTGGTCATTGTAGAGCCCGGCGACCTGGTCGGACCGGCGCCCGTAGCTGTACCGGCCAAGACCAGAGAGAATGCGGACAATCGGCCAACGCGTAAGCCGAGAAACCGACCGCTTGGAGGCAAGCGCCCGTTCCTCGAGGATCTGAAGTCCAGCCTCCATGGTTGCGCCCGCGGAGTGGCTGTTCACGACCGTGCGAAGCGTGAGGGTGCCGCGCATCGTATCGACGGCGCTGACCACCACGGCCTCGCACAGCGAGGTATCGGTTCGATCGAGAACAAAGACCTCGCCCACCAGATCCGACAGGCCCGCACTGGCCAACGGGCTCGCAACCACAACGTCACGTCCGGGTGCGATCGCTGCCTGGAGCTTCAGCGCGAGGCTCGGGGTGAGCGCCGGCATGTAGCACGGCAAGCCGCTGGCATCGTCTGCCCACGCCAGTCCCTCGGGACGTTCGAGGTAGGCATCTATCAGGGTTGAGGCCTGCTGGATCTGCTGCGGTGTAGCGCCAGCCGCGCCGTAGTCGGCGCAGTCCTCTGCGGTCAGGTATTCGGACGGCATCAGAGGACCTTTCCACAGGGAAGCCAGAGACTTGTGCTCTTGGCCTGCCCCGTCGCGATCAAATACCGGCCCAGGTCGTCAGGGACGTCGGCACCACTTGGCCCGAAGTTCACTTCAAACATCTTTGGCCGGCCATCCGTGCCGTACCAATCACCAGAGACGCCAGCCCTGACGGCGCGCGGATCCGCGGCTGGAGCGACGTACAGCGTGTGGCGCCCGTCATTCGGATGGTAGACGCGCAAATCGACTTCCTTTCTGGATTGGTGTGGGGCGGCCCGAAGACCGCCCCAACGTCATGGAAGTCAGCCCGCAGCCACGGTGGGACGGACCACCGCGACAATGGCGTGCGCCGCGTCGGGACGCTTCGCGGCGATGGCCGGGAAGTGGACGCCGACATACTGGCCCTGCAACCCGGCCAGAAGACCGAGCTGGAAGATGCGGGGCTGCAGATTGCCGTCGCCGCCATGCACCACCGGGCGCTCGATCATGCGCTCGTCAACGATTACGGCGAAGTAGTTCGAATTTCCGGAACCGGGCGTGGCAAAGCCGTAGCTGGTATCGGTCGTGGCCGGAACGAACGGGTCCGGGATCAGGGGAAGGACGCCGGCCTGCGTGTTCAGGGCCTTGACCGAGACGCCGGCCGCGACATCGACATTCTTGAGCTCGAGGTGGGATGCCTTGGCCTCCTGCTCGATCAGGTCGGCCAGGAGCGGATTGAGGTAGATCGCGCTCAACCGAACCTTTTGCGTCGGATTGGCCACCATGGCGGCAACCTTGGTCTTGATGCCGTCGATGATCGACGCGCCGACGCCGATCGTCGCGTGGTTCGTGATCTGAGTCAGCAGCCCGCAGAAATTCTGCGTGACGCTGTCGCCGATCGAGGTCGCCGTGCCACTCCACACCGCGGCGGCTTCGGCCACCACGATACCAGAGGTGATGTCCTCGATATCCTTGGCCTCGACGTAGGCGAACTGACCCTGCATACGGGTCACGTCGACGTCGAACAGGCCGAAGTTCGTCTGACCCGTCACGGCCTTGATGTAGACGGCTCGCTCGGTGCGGGTCGGTCCACTCGGGGTCGGTGTGATGTTGCGAGGATCGGTAAAGCCGGCGGCCGAAATAGCGGTCTGGTCGAAGAAGCGGTGGGGGTGACCGTTGGCCGGCGACGGTTCGAGTCGGGTCAGCGTCACCGAGTCACGGCGGACGATATCCGCGATTTCCGTTTCGTACCGGTTAATTTCGACCGCACCGTTGCCGAGGTAGTCCGCGGCAGCGCTGATTGTTCCGGTCGAGGCAGAGGCGAGCAGTGTCGCGATCTGCTTCGACAGCGGGTTGTTCGGGTCGACGAAACCCGCAGTGATGCGTTCCATGAGTTTTCTCCTTTGCGGGTCTGGATTACGCGTTTTCGTCCAGAAGACCGGCGCGGCTTGCTTCGGTCTTCATGCGCAGGCGCTCGCCGATACTCTTGCCGGCGAGCAGTTTTTCGAAGGTGGAAAGGGGAACCTTCTCGCCCGCCTTCACTCCGCCGTCAGTGCCGGCCTTGGCGAGCAAAGTGGCGATCTGCGGCGACACGGTCTTGCGCACCGGCTCGGCCGACCCGGCCTTCGCCGCCTCGATCGCGTCGGTGAGCTGGGTCTTGAGGTTGGCGATATCGTCCTTGAGCGCCTTCACGTCGGCGCCGGCCTCGACCTTCTCGGCTTTCGGATCGGCGGCGGCGGAAACGCCCGGGTAATAGTCATGATCGCGGAAGACATGAGGGACGATGCCGTTCATGGCTTCGGCTTCCATGCTGTCCGCCATACGGCGGAGCACGGCGACGTGGCCCTGCGTGAAGTGGGTGCCGATACCAGCGGCGCACATGCCCTCAGCGGCGGCGCGCAGCTTGTCGGCGTGCGGGGCAACACGGGAGTGCAGCTCCTTGCCCGCCTCAATCTTCTTGCCGAGGTCGGCCTGCCCGGCCTCGATCGTGGCGATCTTGTCGGTGATCGGCTTGACCGCCGCATCGATGATCGCCTGCAACTCTTCCTTGGTCATCTCGATTTCTCCTGCCGCAGCCGCGGCGAGTGACGTGGTTGTGAATGCCGCCTTGTCCTTGAGAAGGATGGCGGCGCCGGTGAAAACGCAGGCGGTGATGACCAAAGGGTCGCCGTCGAGGCTCTCAACATGGTTGTGTTGGGCTTCGAAACTGAAGCCCAGGGAATCCTTGTTGGCCTTGATGAACGCGGCTTCTTCGGGGAAGTCGGCTGCGTAAATGATGCCCTCAATCCGGAGATCGGAGCCTTCAATGGTTGCGGCGGTGATGACGCCGATTTTCCGTCTGGCGTCGTGACCGTCGAATTCTGCGGTGACGTCCACTCCCATCATGGCGAGGGAGTCGAGCGCGTTCTTTGCCGCTTGCGACGTCATCATGATGCGCTTGCCACGGCTGCCGTGCGGTGCAAAGTCCGACGGCTCGTCCAGCTTAGTCAGGACACCCGAGAACGGCATGCGGTTCGGGTGGTCCTCGACTTCGGGGACTAGGATCGCCATGGCCTCAAGGCGCATCGCCTTGATCGTGTCCCAGTCGGACGTGTCCATTCCGAACTTGTGGGCCCGCTCCAGAATGTGCTTGCGGGCCTCTGCGCGCTCCGTATCGCTGAGCCCCTTGGTGCGCCCCACCTGTGACCAGGCCATCGCGACGTGCTTTTGGTCGTGGATCGGCAGGACGCGTTTGCCCGGGACTGCAAAGTCCGAGGCGGGAAGCGCGTCCCGCTCTTTCTCGGTCAGCGACATGGCAAGCCCTCGATGATCAGACCAGCGTGCTCTGAATTGTGGTGAGCGTGGTCTTGTTGGCCCCGGCCGGAAGCTCTTTGATGAGCTCGCCCAGGAGGACGTGCAGCTCAGACGCCATCTGCTTGGCTTGGCCGAGCAACATGCTCGGATGAGCGCCTTTGGCGGACGCTGCGGAAATTTCTGCGGCGGTCAGTGTCACGGCACCGATATCGTTCTTCATGCTCATTGCATTGCCTCACATTTTTTTGCGGACGAATTCGAGAAATTCGCCGAGTTCGCCGTCCACCGAACCTTCGACACGCGAGACGAATGCTTTTGTCTCGTCCCACAGCAGCTGCAGGTGGCTTTCCAATTCGGCCGGCGCCCGCGGCGGAGCTGCGCTCACCGCATCCGGGCTCGCCGGTTCGTCGTGAAGCTCATCGCTGGCGCCGGTCTCGTCAGCGCCAGCCGGGGCGTCGCTCTTGGCGTTCCTATTTTTCCCCATCACGCAACGACCAGGAGGTCCAGCGTGCCAACCACCAGCGTGCTGGCGGCGAGGCGCGGCAACAGGTTGATGGTGAAGCCGGATTGCGTGCGCCCCGAGATGTAATAGGTCGCGTCCTGGCTGGGCGAGACGAACACGGCGTACGAGGCCGGAAGCTCGAGACCGGCAATGGGGATCTGGACCGCAGCGCCCGCCGCCGAGCCAGCGGCGTTGGCGATCTGCTTCTGCAGCAGCACAGAGAGGCGGTCCGGTTGCGCCAGGGGCGACGAACCCTTCAGAATCGACACGTCATGAACGTCAAGAGCCATGATCTATTCCCTTTGCTTGGGTTTTGCCGGAGCCTTGTTGGCGGGCTTCGGTTCAGGGGGTTGCGGGAGATCGGGGTCATCGACAACGGCGGCACCGCGTGCGGCGTTCGTTGCGATCTGCATGTCGGCGTACGTCATCTTTCCCCACTGGCCACCGAGCGGCGGCCGCTTGCGGGTCTCCCGATATTCGTCGGGTGTGACGGCGTTGTTCTTGTATTCGAGCTGGAACACCTCGGCATCGAGCTTGGCGTCCTCACGCTTCAGACCGTTGAACTGAAACGCGAGCTGATAGAAGCCGAGGCGGCCCTGAATTGCGTGCCGCGTGAAAACCGAGGCGAAAAGAGCGGCCCACGGAACAATCGCCTGGTCCCAATCGCGCTCCTGGGCCACATCGGCGGTGCTGCGGTTGACGTCCCGTTCGACCCCGAGGTTTTGCGGGCTGAGGTCGAACGCAATGGCGATTTCCGACTTCAGAAACTCCTGGTACTTCAGGTACAGCGCGTTATCGCCGTCGGGGTAAAGCTTGTGCACGGCGCCGCCCTTGGTGGCGACGATCGGCGTGACGCCCTGCCCTTCAACATCGCTGGTCCAGTAGGCGCGGAACGCCGCCAATTCGTTCGCAGCGCCTTCGCCCAGGTCGATCATGGCCGACGGCTTGGCGTTCGACGTGACCTTCCCGGCAAATTCGGCAACACCGAGCTGACGGCTGATCGAATTGAACGCGATTTCAAGCGGCCCCGTGCCGAACGGCGACGCCGTGTTCGGGTTGGGCCGGACGTAGATCAGCTCGTCGTCGCGGAGCTGCACCGTGGGGCCGCCGCCCGAATAGGTACCGTATCCCACCGACTGCGCATAGCGCGCCTCGTTTGCGCCGCCTGACCACGCCGGGTAAATCTGGATCGACAGTCCGTCGACCGGGAATAGCCACAGCGGACGCAACTTGTTGCCGGAGCGCTGCGTCTCGACTGCGCCGGCGCCGATCAAGGTGTCTTCCACCACCTGCTCGATCATGGTCCGCCAGCTATCGTCCCGGTTCGGATGCTGCAGGCAGTACGTCGCGGTCTCGATCTGGCGTTTGAGTTCGGGCGACTCCTTCGCGCCCTGGACCGGGACAATCTCCCAATCCAGCATGGCGATCGGGTTCTTGATCGCGTTGATGGCGCGGCGCGCATACACCGTGTGCGAGAAGTAGCGGAGATTGCGCGGCGTTGGTTTCCACACCACGCGCTGCTGCGGCCGCATCTGGCCGATAGAGACGATATTTGGCCACGGCGTTGTGTCACGCTTCGGCTCTTGCCGACGTCGACCAATGCCAAGCCGTTTGAGGAAACCACCAGCCATCAAGCAAATCCAAATTGATGGCCCTCGTCGGCGAGCGCCAGTTCGGTGAGCGCCCAGACCAGGGCGTCGACGCGGTCAGGTGAGCCGGCGCCTTGGAAACCAGACGTCGTCATCTTGCCCATTTGCTCCTCGAGCTCCGGGAAGCGTCCGACATGGTGGACGATGGCGGGCTTTTGCGGCCTAGTCTCGTAGAGAGCTGCAATGGGTTCGGCGCGAACGTGTTTGCCGCGAGAAGCGTGCTGGATCTTCACCGGAACGTTGAGATCGGCGCCGCGGATCGTGCTTTCCACCATGGCGCCGCCGAAATTTGCTTCGGCCACGATCAGATCGGCACCCCAGACCCGATAGCTGTAGATGGTCTTCGCCGCCCATCCTGCGGGCGTTTCACGACACGTCGCGTCCTGCAAAACGTAATAGTGGCCGTCGCACCCAGCCCCGACTATGACGATGCCCTGGCTGTCACCACCGGTGCCGTCGGATCCAGACGGATCAAGCCCGACCACAATTCTGTTGAGAGGTGGCGGGGCATCGACGCGAAGGGCATCAATACGATCCATCGGCCACAGCGTGCCGGGAACCTCGGACTGATATTTTCCCTCGAAGAACCGCTTGCGCTGCTTTTCCGGAAGGTTGGCATATTCCTGCAACGTCTCAGACGGCAGGTTCGGATTGTCGGTCGGGTTGATGACGAGATGCGCCCACAGCGCCGGATCAATTTTGACGTCCTGAGCATCGGGCCGGACGTTTTTTATGGCCTCCAGGTAGGTCCAGTGAGACATACCGACCGGGTTAAGGTCGTAATACATCTTGAGCGGTAACGGCCGCCCGTCGCGCTTGGTGCAGGCCTGGGCGAGACGAGTGCGAAGCGTCAGAACCGTCTCGTAGGCGACTTGGCTAGCCTCGTTGACATAGATCGTGGCGAATTCACGCCCCAGGATCTTGTCCACCCGGTCCTTGTCGTCGAGCCCGCCGAACCAGACCTCTACATCATCAGGCAAAATCGCCATCTGATCGGTCTTGTTTACGGTGTACGGCACCCCTGGGAATGCCAGGGACATCATCTTCGGCCACGTATCCAGCATGACCGAAAGCCGAACGTCGTTGTGATGCAGCCGGCAGATCAGGTGCCGTGAGCGCGGAGACGAAAGCCCCCGGACTGCTATGCACCGGCAGAAGCCGAACGTTTTTCCAGACCGCCCGCCGCCGTAGGCCAGAATGTGGCGGGCCCGGCTAGCCGCCTTCGCCGTAAGCTCGGCCTGCTTCGGCGTGAGGGAAAACGCCATTACAAATCAGCGTCATCACCGACGATGGTCACATTTACGCCGCCGGTGTGCTCGCTCTTGTCCGCAAGCCCGAGGTCGCGGGCAATAATGTTGGGGTTCAGAAGCTCGGCCGCGGCACCCTCGAACTTTTGGGTGCGAATGATTTCCTCTGCTCGCGTGACGATTGCAGAAAAGTCTTCGCGGTCCCCGTATTCTTTCCAGGTGGTGCGCGTGATCCCGAGGAACAGGCACAGCCCGCCGATCGTCATGGCCCGCATCTTGTCGACACGAGCGATGGTGATCTTCCCCTCGTACGAGAAAGGCTTAGCTTCCTTCAGCGGATGCTTGTCCACCCACTCGAAATAGGCGCAGCACGCCGACCAGAGATCTTCTGGCGTCTTGAAGATCAGGGGGCGGCCGGTGCGGTCGCCTGCGATCTTCCAGAACTGGTTGCCTTTGGGAGCGGCCATAGTCGATCTACTTGGGAAGAGAGCCGCCGCACCCGCGGATTCCGAGAATGCGGCGGCAGTTTATCCAGGGAGGGTGCCGTCACGGCGGTAGAGGGCCGCGGGGCTTCAGACGCCGGCGGACCGGCGAATTCACTTTCCGGTGTTTAGGTGCTTCCATGCCGCCGCGTGGCGCTCGTTGGTCACGCGCACGGCAGCGGAGAATAGCGATTGCTGATCTTCTGTCGGATGCTTCGGAGCGTGCGCCATGTAGAACTTGATGGCGCCGTCGCCAGCGTTGCTGACACCTGGCTGGCGGACATAGACCTTGTAGCTCTTGTCGGTGCCCTCTACCCCGTACCGATCGTCCGTCAGGGTCTTGCGGCAGATGTCCATCAAGTCGTCGGGATGAATGGACCCGCAATAAGAGCACGTCCGATTGCCGTCGGGACCGATGTCCCATGTGTCCGGGGCGGCACCGTCGCGCATATTGTACGAGAACGGCTCGTTACGACGAGCGCAGCGGTGGCGGCCGGCGAAGCTGAATAGGCGCTGGCGCAATCGGAATACCCGAAGCGGCTCTGAGAGCGTGCGCGTCCGCCTGCCAGCTTTGTCGTGGCTGCGATAACAGGTCGGGTCCATCTGAGGAAGGCGACCGTCACCCGGGAAATGGAGACTGTGACGCGTGTTGTAGCGCAGGAACGCCATGATGCGCATGGGCGGGAATCCTCGGTACGGGACAGAGCGGAAACTATTTCTGCCGGAATCAGGTAAGCGCGATCGACACGTGGTGGACCAGCCAGGTCGCGCCAAGCACCAACACTGCACCAATGACGATGCCGCCGACGAACAGGGTGGCGAAGACACCGCGGAAATCGAAGTCCATCACATGCCCTCGACAAAGTCGGCGACGCGCTCGCGAGCCATGTCCAACAGGTTGACGGCCTCGGTCAGCTTCGGATCGGCGCCGAGCTTTTCGACCTCGTCAACCGCCTTGCGGATCACCAGTTCGGCTGGTGTATGGAGAAGCAGATCGCAGCGGGACGGAATGCCATCGGGGCGGAGGTGCGGGCGCCGGAGCGGTCGCGGAATGGACACGCCGGCGAGAAGAGCGACCTTGTCGGCGCGCATGGCGATGGTGACGTCGCCGGGATGGACCACACCCAGATCCCAACCACCTTTCGGCGGATCGATGAACGCCACCTCCGGTTCGATCCGCTGCTTCACCACTTCGGCGCGGAGGAGCGCGGCGATGTCCTGGCGGGAAGCGGTATCGTATCCCTTGGCCGGGCGAAGCTTGTGGAGCGACGCAGCCTTGTTGATGTCGTGCGCGGCGCCGTCGGCTTCGAGAAACGTCGCAGCAACGGTCAGCAGGTCGGCTAGTTTCATTGGGGGCCTCGTAACTTATGGTAGAATTGATGAGTCTTGGTCGCCATAAGTGACCGAACACATGCATGCCGCGGATTTGCGGGGCCGGCGCGGAAACAGGCATGTAAACGACGCGCCCCGCGGCATTGGGTGTGCACCGTGGAATACGTGATTACTCAAAAAGACCCTGGATTTGGACAGGGCTACGGAACTGTTCAAATCGCAGAGAAAACAAACATAGCAAGCAACATGTGCATGCGCTTTCCGTTTAAGGCCGATGAAAACCAGACGGGCAAGCAGATTGAACGCGCCCTACTGGATGAAGCGAAGCGGCACTTGGATGCGATGCTGAAGGCGTTGTAGCGATCCCCAAAAATTCTGCGCCGCCGCCCGCGCACTTGATGGGCGGATCTATCGGCGGCGCACGGCGCTTAGGAGAAGGCGGAGCCGTTTTGGCCCGATCCATCGGGCGCGGGAGAGGCCCTAGGCAATCCCGCTACGGTACGACCCTTCTGTCACTGCGCCGAACTGGAACTTGTGCAAATTGTGCACGGGTTGGTGCCGCGGGACGGGATCGAACCATCGGCCCGCTGATTACAGGTCAGCAAAGCTTCCGGGCTGAGCTCCGTTGCGGCCGCACCTGTCCTGGTCGCGGCCAAGCCATTTCGTGACGAAGGCCCGCATTCCGCGCGCGGTCTTGCGTTGGGCCCGGTTGCTGAGGAGCCATTGGCGCATCCGCTGTAGCGTGGCGCCGACGTTCACGCCGGGATAGATCGGCCGCCATTCGGCGACGTCCGCCTCAGTGATGATTACCTCCTCGCCCGTCGTTTCGAAGCGATTGGTCGGGAGGCGAATAAACTCGGGAGAGGGTTCGGGCTCAGGATCAGGCGGCGGCGAGCCGCCCGCGGCGGGCTCGGCGCTATCTTCTTTCTTTTCTTTTTCTCCCTCTCCCTCTCCTTCTCTATCTAATTGGTTGAGTGTGGCTTGGTCTAAGCTGTTGTTTTTGCAGACAGCGGTTCCATTTTCGCCGTCGTTACAGTTTGGTTTCGTCTCTGTTTCGTGAGATTTCGCGGAGTTTTCGGCGCAGTTTTGTGCAGATTTCGCAGCGTTTTCGGCCCGCTTTCGACCGCCCTTCGCTCCGTTCTCGACAGCTTCGCTGTGATCGGCCTCGAGCTCGGCGATCTCGCGAACGGCGCGCGGGTTCATAAGCAAGCCGTACTCGGACTTCAGCTTGCCGACGGCAAGAAGCCGAGCACGAAGGGAGGACCACTTGCGAAGGGAAACCCCGCACACGCCGGCAAGCCAGCGCGCGTCATCGGGTATCGGCCCTCCCTCGGAATAGATCAGATCCAGGCAAAGCGAATAGGCGCCCTTCTCCTCGAGCGTCAGCCCCATCGTGCCGTGAATGAATGCGGCACCGTCGCGCTTGTACCAAGGGCGACGCGTCATCCCCGCACCTCCGGCGCATACACCGTGAACGGCGGGGCAGCTGGGCGCAGTACTCGCTTTTGCCACACGAACCAGCTGTGGTTGGCGCTGGGCCCGCTCGCTTTCGTGCCATCGGCCTTGATCTCCCGCGGGAACCACTCAATGCGGCGGTTCAGGACGATGCGGCCGGCGAAGTGCGGGCATTCGCCAAACAAGTGGCGGCGCGTCTTTGCGCTGTCGAAGTCGGCCTGCAGCAGCAGGGCGAGGATGCCACCGAGCGGCAACAGCGACAGCCCAACCTCAATGAAACGCTCTGCCGTGGCTCCACGCTGGCCGTACGGCGGGTTGGTGATGATGTCCTGGTACACACGCTGCGCCGCAAAACGGCCAGCCTGCGGTGACAGGAAATCCATCTCCGCGATCATCGGTCCGTAGCCATGGTCGTGAAGATCGCTGCCAATCACGCGGGCGCCAAGCGCTTCAAGCGCTCGTACCATCTTCCCCTCACCGCAGGCCGGATCCCACACGGTGCGACCGGCGAGAATGACGTGTTCGCCGAGCGACTCCGTCACCCAGGCCGGTGTCTGGTAGAGATCGGCGGGTACGCGGGCATAGCCGGAATTGCGAGTGCTCATGCCGCCTCGCGTTCCACAGACAGCGTCGGCAGTCCGCGTTGCGCACGCTTGCGGTCCACATAGGCGTAGAACTGCGCAAGGGTCATCTTGCGTTTGCCGATGTAGACGCCGCCGCGCTGGCGGACGATCTTCGCCTTGATGCCGAATTCCCGATCGAGCCACGAAATCACGTTGTGGATCTCGCCCGAGGCGCCAGGGCCGAAGCGCCGGATGCCGCGCTGCGCGATGAAGTCGGCAATCGCGCCGTCGTCGTTCGTTGCGGTCGGGCTGATCGGGCGCGCCGGTGCAAAGCGCATCGCGAACGGGTTTCCGCGGTGCGTTGCGGATTTCGGAACACCCTTGAACCGAGGCGTGCCGAGCGTGCCGTCCTTCAGCCGGCCGATCGCGCGCTTGATGGTGTCCGTAGACACGCCCATCAACTTCGCGATTTCCTTCTGCGGGATATCCTGGTCGACGTACTGGCGGAGCTTGTCGACGTGGTTCTTGTCCCAATTCGTACGCATGGGAATCCTCACCGCATGCCCATGCCGCGCAAATATACGTCAAGCATGGCTTCGGCCTCCTGATAGTCGGCCTTGTCCATCTTCCGGAGCCGAACGACCTGGCGCATGATTTTCACGTCGAAACCCTCGCCTTTGGCTTCGGCGTAGACTTCCTTGATGTCGTCGCTCAGCGCCTTCTTCTCCTCCTCGAGGCGCTCCACGCGCTCGATGAAGGAACGGAGCCGATCCGCAGCAAATGCCGTTTTCGCCATCGCTTCCCCCTATTGCTCCGGCTGAAAAATGCGCGGACCGATTTGGAGTGGTTCGGGAACCGGCACTTCAGACCCAGTACGCCACCATTGTCCGCTGCAAAACTCAGCGACTTCCCAATCTCCACCCGGTGTGCGGACCCAGTAGTACCCTTCCGAAAACATGCGTTTTCCCTTCTAGTCGTTGTTGTAGGTGTGCCAGGGCTGTTCGGCCGGCTCCTGCTCCACCATCGTCGTCGGCGCCGCGCCGAGCGATCCCCAGACCTCTTCCCGAAGCCGGTTCGTCGTCTCGCGCAGCTTTGCGTTCCTGACGCGGACATCGCAGCGCTTTGCTCTCGGCGGGATCGGGCGAAGATGAAGCATCACTTCCCTCCGATGAGACGAGTGAGCAGCGCGCGCGCCGCGGAGCCTTGCGGCCCCGGGTCCGCGGACACGGCATGCAGCCCAGCGATTACGGCGTTGAGCGCGTACGGTCCGTTGTCATCGCCGACGATTTCCGCAAGAACGAATTCGGCGACAGCCGGAATGCGGCGCGCCATGTTGATGGTCTTGGCGAGGTTCGGACAATTTGTGCCGTCCTGCCAGTTCTTGGCCGTGTCCTTAGATGCGCACGCGGCCTTTGCGAGTTCGCCCCGCTGCGATTGGCGAGCGATCACCGAGACACGAGCGGTAACGTCCTTCTCGGTCACGAATTTTAGCCCCACCGGCGCTGTAGACGTTAAGCAATTTCCCGCTGCACGGTGGTCGAGGACCGAGCGGTTGAGGCGCTCGTTGCCAGGAGATCGAGTTGCCGCAAGACACGACATCACATCGCCCCGCTGTATTGGTGGGCGCCCTGAACGATTCCCGTCCGGGGGGCGGACGGCCTGAC